CCGGCCTATTCGCCGGGGAAGCGGGGTAGCCCTGGCTTACCCAGCGTTCTGAGACTGCGCCGCATGCGGATGAGGGGCCGCGACCTTGGTGACCATGCGCGGGTTCGACGCCAGGATCTTTGCGACCACGGCGGGATCAGTGATCACATCGCCCCTCGCGTAGCTTGCGAAGGCGTGGACCACGACGAGGTTGAAGTCCATCGAGCAATTGGCCTTTCTGATTGTGTGGGTGTGTGACGTTTGCGCGCGCCCGCGTGCCACCACGGCCCGGCTTAGCCGCATCAGGCGCGGCGCTTATTAATTAGTCAGACGTTACGGCAACCGCATAGCAGCGGGGGCGTCGGCGGCCTTCTGTTTAGCAATGGCGTCCGCAACGTCCCCTGCTGCGTTCCCTGCGCGCGCACGTCATGCGCAACCAACAGGCATGCCGCGGCAAACGCGGCCGGAAAAACCCGATGAAGAAATTTCATTGTGGTACAACACCAATAAGATTGCCGGCGGCGTCTACCATGATGTCGCCGCTTTTGGCCGTCTCGACCGATGTAGCTGGTTGCATTTCGCCGTACGCGGTCCCGGCACCCTGGCCGATCGTTTCCGCGCCGGCCGTCAGAACGCCACCAACGAAGAGCACTTCCGGCTGCATTTCCAGCAGGGTTGTGGGGAAGTTGAGCACGTAGCGCAGGTCGCGGCGCCACAGGTTCGCCTGTTCAGGCGCATCGTCGGTCTTGCTGCTCGAGTAGTGGATCAGCGCATTGGATCCGTCGGGCAGTCCAAACTGCATCGTCTGGCGGCCCCACTGGTCCTGCATGTTTGCGATGCCAGCGTCGATCGCACCCGCGAACAGGTCGCGCAGAAGAGACGTGGGACTCCATACGCAAATCCAGAGGGCGTGCTCCTGCCGCCGCGTCTCGAGCCATGCTTGCTGCATTGCCGCGACCTTCGCCTGCACTGTCGAACCGGCAGGCAGCGTCAGGACAGCGCCAGATGACGTTGCGCCGGGGATGAGCGCCGCCAGGGCGGTGGCTACAGTCGTGGGAGTGTCGGTTCCAAGAACCGCATAGGCGTAGGCCGCACCGAGGACGGCCCCAGGTGCGCCGATACTGACACCGGCCACCTGGTTCGCGCCACCGGAGCCGGCGAAGGTCACGACGTTGCCCGAGACGGAGACCGTCAGGGTGGGGTTCGCGACCGTCGGGCTTTGGCGCCACTGGAATAGGTAGCCATGGAGCCGCCGGACCATGGCCGGGGGCGGAAAGACCGAGATATGCGTGACGTTGTTGCCCAGGTCCGTATCGAGCTGGCCACGCTCTGGCCAGCCGCGGTAGACCCGGCACGAGGCACCGACCGACGACGACGAAACGATCGCGCCGGCCGCATAGCTTGTGCCGAGCCCCAACAGCCCGGCCACGAGTGCGACCAGGGTGTTTTCGACGTCCGATATGTCGGCCAAGTCAGGTGTCCTCAAGCATGGCGGTGAGGCGCCACCCCAGCGGGGTCAACTCGCACGATGAGAGGGTCCAGACCTTGCCCAAGTCGTCCCGCATGCGGTCCCCCTCCGCGAGCACGACGTCGCCAGGGAACGCAGGGACGAGGCACACAATCCACGGCATACGAACGTCGCCGGGCAGGTTTGTGCTCCCCTTCTCGCCCTTGGTGCCCTGCAGCTGGCTGATCGGCCAGGACGTGGCCAGCGGCGTCTCCTGGGAGGGCACGTCGCCGCCATAGAAGCCAGTGCCAGGGACCATGCGCGTGCCGTCCGGGGACAGGCTGTAGGCCGGTGTTGAAGCAGGATTGGGGTTGGGGCGCGCGAAGCTGGCAACGCGGTTGCAGCGCACGCACATCGGGTAGTGGACGGGTTCCAGGCTGGCGACAAAGAAGGTGCCGAGCGTCGGCTCGACGATGTAGTCGCCGACCTCGACGTTTGTGCCGTCGAACAGACCCCACCATTCCGGCTTGGCATACCGGCTCGGCGCGACATAGACCGCGCCCGGTATCTGGAACGCAGCCTGGATCGTGCCGAGCAAGCTACCGGTCAAGATTGGATTGGTGGTCGCTACGGTGCCCCGATACCAGTTGCAGGCAACACCAAGGGCACTCGCCGCCTTGCCAAGCCCATAGAACATCTTGGACTGGACAAGAGCCTGGCTCACCATCTCGCAGATCCCATTGGTTCAATCGGTGGCTACGCGAACGCCTTACCGACCAAGTTGCCGACCAGAACGGTTCCGTCATAGACGGCCTGCAACCAGTCGATGGCGCCAGCAGTGATGCTCAGTGTGGGCGGCGTGCCGCCGGCGAACTTCCAACCCGCCGCGTACGCCAGCGTGTGGCTGCCGCCTGCGCCCTGGGTGATCAGGAAATTCAGCACCATTCCAGCCTTGAGGTTCGACGGGAACCCAAGGGTCCTGCTTCCGGCCAGGGTGACGTCGAATACCGCCCCCGTGCTCGCGTCGACGGCGACGGTGGCTGCATCGGTCAGTGTGGCCTGCGATGCGGTCTCGGCTGCGGCCTGACCGGTAATGACGCCGTTGGATACGCGCAACTCCACGCCAGCGACCATCGTTTCGCCCAAGGACGTGGTGCCGACGATCGCCCCCGGCTCATACACGACCGCCGACAGGGAAATCTGCGGCTTGGCCATGTCTGGGAGCTGGAAGGAAATGTCACCCGGAACGAAGGTGTGCGTCTTGCCGGCGCCGATCGTGACCGCCTTCGATCGCGGCCATGCGAGCAGCATGTTGCCGCCGGCCTGCTTGTCGAAGATGGCGAGGGCAGCCACGGTGCCAAAGCCGGTTGCGGCCGGCCCGAACGTGGCGCCCTGAAGGCTACCCGTCCTGCCGAAGACGAAGGGCGACAGGTTGATCTGCTGACGCACGTAGTTGGCGTCGGTCACCTCGGTGAACGTGTTGCCCGAGAGGGCCGTGCCTTCCGCCAGATAGTAGCTCATTGCTTCGACGTTCCAGTTGATTCTGTTATGAAGGGAGACAGCGAGGCCAATTCAGCCGCCAGGGCGCGCAGGTCGATGCCGTACTTTGCGTCGAATGCAGCGTGACCGATCTGGTGCTGTTCGTGGTGGTGCTCGTGGCAGAGTGGGACGGTCCACCGGTCCGGCGGCTTCATCCCCATCCCGGCGCCGGTGTTCATCCGAACGTGGGCGGCCTGCGAGCCTGTGTGGCACGTGCATCCTCGGATGGAGCACTGCAGAGACCGGATCCAGGCGAGATGCTCAGGATTGCGCGCGCTGTTCGCGCGGCGCACACGCTTCGGACGCGGCGCGCGCGCGGCGAGCTGGTCGATGGTGCACCGCCCGCACAGGGCGCCGATCCCGTAGAGCCTCCCGCCGCATCCGCGGCAGGAGCGTTGTTTCACGCTGCGACTGCCATCGTGTCGATGGTGCGTAGACCGGCCTGGGAAGGCGCTGGGTGGCACCTGTCGCAGCACCAGCCCTCCCCAGCGCGGGAGAACCGGGAGCCGCCACAGCCCGAGCAAACCATGCCTGCCGGCGGTGTATAGCGGCCGTCGGCCCACGACGTCGGCAGCTTGTCCTTGTTGATGCTGGGGTCGCGGATCGGGCCGTCGCGCCAGGATGGCGCATCACCGGCAGCCGGCGGCGGTCGGCGGCCGGCGGCCGGCGCCTTGGTGGTTGTCGCGCGCGCCATCAGACCACCATCTGGAGGCCAGGACCGCCTGCACCCAATGCTGGACCGGGCGGTATTCCGAGAAAACCACAGAGACGGCGGCACCAGCTATCGAACAGCTGCGCGCGGTCGCGCACCTCGTCCTTGTTGTGCTTCCAGACTGCGGCCTGATCGGTGTCGAGATTGGCGCCGGCGGCAGGCACCGCCAGTTCGAGTGTGTAAAGATACGCCAAGTACTGCCGAACAACCTGATATTCGGCCGGCGCCAGGTTGTTCATCCGGAACTCGAGTGTACCGTAGGTGACGAAAAACCTCCAAGATTGAAACCCAGAGGCACCCTGGCCGAAGGCCTCGAATCCGCAAAACCGGCGAATATCCGTCTTTTCAGCGTCCGTGAACGCCGTGCTCGGCAGGGACGAACTGCTGGAAGTGCCCGACATTGGCTACCCCTTGAGTTCAAGCACCTTGGCCAGAAGCGGTGCACCCTTCTCGATCAGCAGTTTGATCGAATCCGGCTGCGTTTCGTTCTGGCCTGCGAACCAGGTTCTCAGGTTCGGCTTGCCACCATTGACGGGGTCTTCCCAAAACGAGAACAAGCGGGCCAGCGTCACGCTGGCGGGGTGTTCCACAGCGGGAGCGGTGTCTGGTGGCGCGTTCGGATCGGGCTTCGCGGCGGCGTCCGCCACGGCCTTGATGGCGTCGTCTGCCGAGGCAGCCGCATCCTGTCCGGCCTTCGCCGGGTTCTTGTCGGCCATACGGCCATCTCCTCGTGTCGTAGATAGGAAAGCGCCCGGCCGGGCGCGTTTGCCCGGCCGGTTCGGTCCAGCAGCCATTCGGCTGCTACACGCTCTCGATGATGACTCCGCGCTTGAGATAGGCGTTGCTCGCGGTCGGGATCACGTTCGCGTTCGCCGTCATATCTGTTGGCAATGCGAAACCACCGATCCAGTACCAGCTTTGCGCAATGATCTGACGCAAGCGGTCCATCGGCTCACGGGTCACCATGATCACGTCGTCGACCTTGGAGATCAGTGAGCGGTCGGCATCGGGGATGTCATCGGCAGCCATGCCGCTGAAATCACCCTCGACCAGCGCGCCCTGACCCAGCAGCAATGCGCGGCGGATCGGACCGGCACCGAGCGAAGCCTGCTGCGGCGATTCAGTGGTGGTGATGTACCGGGCGCCGAGTAGCTCGAAGACACGGCCGCGCTGGTATTCCTTCGGCAGATCCGGCGAAGCGCGGTACAGCTCTTTGAAGTCCGGATCCCTGAACAGACCAACCATCTGCTGGTCATCGAGGTAGCAGTTGTAGCTGCCGTCGATGTCCGGCACGTTGTTCATGCGCAGCTGCGCCACAGCGTCCTGCATCGCCGCCATGGTCAGGGTATCGGTGGACACAAGTGCCGCGGTGGTGAGGCGACCGTTCGGACGAAACACCGCTGGCGCCACCGAGGACACGACGGCGTTGGGGGTAGTGCCGTCCGCGATGGTCACGTTGGCGGAGAAGGTCAGCGTGCCCGATACGCCGTTCGGCGCGGTCGAGATGTTGCTGCCGTCCGCGGTCGCGCCGATCAGGGTGTAGACGTCCGAGCCGACGGTCACCGACATGGTGTTGGTGCCGCTGACGCTGACGAGCTGCCCTTCGGAGTTGAACACCTGCTGGAAGCCGCGGATGTCATCCACGTGGATCGTGGCCGCAGCCGCGCCCAGAGTGGTGATCACGCGGGTGTTGCCGCCGAGGTAGCCGCCGACGCCGCCCGAGTTTCCGAACAGTGCGTTGCGTGCCAGGCGATCCAGCGACTGTTTCGCCTGGGTGCCGTTGACCTTGGCGTTCTGCATGAACTGGTTGGCGATGCCGACGCGCTCGGTCACCATGTTCAGGTCGATCGTATCCGCAAACATAGCAATCGAGAGGACGTACTGCTCGACTGACCAGGTGGTGGGCGTCAGGCCGTTGTCGAAGTTCGTGTTCGAGGTCGGCGTCATCGGCGTGGTGACGGGCGTCTTCAACCCACGACGGGTCTTGGTGACCGTTTCACCGATCGCGTTGGGGAACGGCTCACGGTCCGCGACGGCGCGGTAGCCGAGGCGGGACTCCAGGCCGGCCAGAAACTCGCGTTCCAGGAAGTTCTGCTGGATAATGCCCTGCAGCTGGGAGGGAAAATTCTCGATCGACATTGAGGAAATGGGCTCCATCGGCAATCCGCCGCGCCCAGCCGCCACAATGGCGGTCGGGCGTTAGTTGGCGGTTGCGGTTTCGGGAATGCGGCGTCATCCGACGCTGCGGGATGCCTTGCCCAAGGGCGCCTTACGGGCACGGGACTCGCTCAGTCCGTCTTGTAGTCTATGGGTCCTTCGGGAATCCCGTGCGAAGGCCGTCAGGCTGCGGCAGCTGCCACGGCCGGAAGTTTGCCGGACGCGGCGATCGCGCGGGCGGCCTTGTATTCGTCGGCTGTCATGTCCAGGGCGGATTTGGGCGCCCCTTCTTTGTTGGGCAGAGGCGTCTGGCTCGTGTTGCTGGTGCTGCCGGTGCCGAACATGAATGGTTTTGCCGTCTTCATGGCAGCCATTAGCTCTGCAGCGTTGGTCACGTTGCCGTCGTCGTCGGTCTTCACGGCTGCCTGATCCAGCAGCTTGAGGCCGTCCAGGTCCACCATCCCGGCTTCCTTGGCGGCGATGCGGAGATCCGCCTGCGTCGCGCGTGCCTTGGCCTTGCCTGCCGCGTCTGTCGCCTTGCCTTCGGCTTCGGTGACTTTTCCGGTCAGATCAGTGCGCAGGCTGTCCAGGGTGGCGGTATGCTCCGCGCGCAGCCCGTCCATCGCGGACGTATGCTCCGAGCGCAGCGTATCGAGCGCCGTGGTGTGGGCCGTGGTGGTCTCGGCCAGCTTCGTGGTCAGAGCCGCAACCTGGCCCTCGAGACCCTCGACCTTTGTGGTGGCATTACCCGCCGCAAGTCGGTGGCCCTGAGACTCCTTGTTCAGCTCGGTGATTCGGCCGCGCGCCTCGGTCAGTTGCCCGGTGAGGGTATCGACTTCGGATTGCAGCTCTTCGACGGTTTTCGGCATCACGCCTCTTCCTGGTTGGTGGCGGCATCGCGCCGCATTGAGACGCGCCGGCAACCATCACGGTGCAGACATCGTCAGCCCGGCAGAACGCCGGAGCATTGGTGTGAACGGGCAGGACTTATCCCAGCCGCGGTGCGGGAGGAGGCCGCACCGGCTCGTCTCCATATGTCCCTGCGACGGCCCACAGCGCGCTACGCGCGTGCCCGTTCCTCGAAGCCCGGTTGCCCAGGCTATGTTGTCACGTTGACCTTCCCTTGGATCTTGGCGTTCTCGACCGCGATAAGCCGTTTGTCCTCGGCCTGCTGGTCCGCCTCGATAAGCGTAAGTTCCGCGGTCACGTCTTCGATTTCGTAGTTCTGCGCCAAAGCATGCACCGCAGTCTCGCGAGACAGGTTGCCAGTCTCTCGGTGCATCTGCAGTGCCGCCGCCTGCTGCTGACGGTCGTTCTCGGTGGCGGGGAACCAAGCCCCCCACTTCAAGCTGACAGGCCCCTTCGGGTTGAGCTTCACCTTCTCGCCGTCGATCTTCACGTCCATCTTCTCGGACGCGCGCGTGACCATTTTGATCAGGCTTAGAAGCCCGTTCTCCCCGTACGTGGTGCGCAGCCGATCTGTCAGCCACACAAGGGACTGGTGCAGCAGCTCAAGAGCGCGGCCGGATTGAGCCGCCGACAATTTGTCGGCGTTGGACCGGTTGCCGTGCATCGTTTCAAGCGCAAACTCACGCAGGCCGCGGCAGTACTCGAGCACCGCCGCAGCGGCGGAACCGTCGATCTCCAGAAGTTTCGCGTCACCGTCCTTGCTAACGACAAGCGCGCTGGACGCGCTGCGAACCAACTGTTTCTCGTCGCCCATCGCGGGCTCGCGGATCATCAACAGAGGGTCGGAGCTGTATTTCAGGCCTCGACCGGCCTGGCTCAGTTGGTATTCCAGCTCGATCTGCGTGTCGATCGCAAGATGGAATGTGCACTCGCCATCGACCTTATCGGTGCCGCCGGGCAGGTTTCTGATCCATGCAATTGGCACGAACCCAAGGTTGTGACGGACCGTCTTGTCGGTGTCTACCTGTTCCGTCACCCGCCCTCTGCCGGTGGTTTTTCCGCCGTTGACAAGCCAGGGCTTATACCACGTCTCAAACGTGTCATCCCATTTGCGCTGGAACCAGAAATCGGCGCTAAGGTCGTCATCTCGAATTTTGTAGCCGATCGCGCGCAGCGCAGCGCCGTTGACCTTGTACTTCTCCGTGACGTTCAGAAGCGTGTCAGGCTCTTCGGGATCCCACGCTGGGGTAAGGTACTTGGTCTCCATCGCATCGAAGAAGACACGCGACTTGAGAATGCGCATCAGAACGGCGACGGAACCGACCGAACCCCGGATCGCGGCAGTGCACATTGTCTCGACGAGGTGCGTCTCCTTCACCAGATTGGCGTAGGCAACGCGCGTGTCCTCATCGGCGCAGTGGATCAGCGGGAACCGCCCCTCACCGAACAGCATCGACACCGAGTCATCGACCACGATGCGACACATATTGTATCGCGTGTTCGGCTTGCGATCCTTGAGGGGGATGTATTCCCCCGCGAGGTTGCGCTC